TCCAGAGCTGTAGTTCATCAAGTCGTCTTGCGGGCACTCCGGATGGTTCAAATCCCTGTTGAATAAACGCGCTAATTGGTAGGCGATAAAATATTGCACCGTTTTCCATAATAGCATGAAATAATATAGCCCGACCTGTAATAGCGCTAAGACCAAAGATAATGCAGTCAGCAACTTCTCCATGATGTTTTTTAAGATCATATAAATATTCCTTTCTTATTTGTGCATAAGTTGGTGGTATGTTTGCGTTTAAATATGCCATAGTTTATCCTCATTTAATATTACCCCAATTAAGTCCAGATTCATAGTCTACTTTGTTATTGACTTTAAGAGGTATCGCAGTTTCCATTGTTTTTTGTATCGTGGTCCGTGTTTCTTGATCCTTGATTGATACACAAAGTTCATCGTGTATTTGTATATGAGGCACAATACCTTTTTCATACAACAAGACCATTGCCTTTTTTGTCATATCTGCAGCGGATCCTTGTACTAATCTATTCAAAGCTTTGTAAGTAAAAGCAGGAGTAAAGTATTGTTTAAACCAATTGTTTCTTTCTTCTTCTGTATACTCTTCAATTTTCTTTTTAGATTTTTCATTAAATAATAATTTAAATCTTTCCCAAGCTTCTTTTTTTGATAAAAGTCTAGGAGCAATCCATTCACCCTCATATTTAATTGTATCGTCGTCTTGTTTTATCTCTTTAAATTTAGGATCCCATTCTTGAAACTTACGTATCTCATTGTTCCATCTTTTATTAACACTTTCATATTTATCAAATCTACAAAACCTATCTTCAAGAGTAAAAACTAATTTGTTTTTTGTAGCAAAACTCATTAAACCATCTGATAATTTTTTAACAAAAGGGACTTTTCTATGGTAGGTATCAAATAATACTTTAGCTGCTTTCTGATCTAAATTTAACTCTGCTGCTAATTTACCTTTACCCATACCATAGAATAAACCTAAGTTAATTGTCTTGGCTTGCTTTCTAGGTATTTTTGCCATGTCAGCTACTATCTGGTGAAAGTCTGCTTCATCATCATTAAATTTTTTCTGCAATTCTTCTGTTTCTGGTAATTTATGTTTTATAGCATAATGCACCACAATCCTTGGTTCTTGTTGAGAATAGTCAAAACTACCCCATGTATGGCCGTCCTCGGGTATAAAAAGCTCTCTCATCTTCTTTCCTATAAAACCTTTAGAAGGAATCTGTTGTAGATTAGGATTAGACATACTAAATCTACCGGTTACAGTTCCACCACCATCTCCTTTTATTTGATTAATGTCAGCATGTATTCTGCCTTTGTAAATATATCCTTTGAGTCCCTCTACAAAAGTATTTAAAGCTTTATCATATTCTCTTGCTTTAGCTACATATCTTAAAAATCTATTACTGTGTGTTTTTAAATAATCTTTTGGAAGTTTAGGCATTCCAGATTTAGGAGTCTTAGCATAGTCTTTTATTTTTTGATTATCTAAAAGATTTTTTAGAGAAGAAGCTGCCCATATTTGTACATCAACAGTTGTTTTTAATTTAATAAATCTAATTATTTTATTTTTACATCTCTCTAATCTTTTACCAAGAAGGTTAAGTTTTTGGACATCTATCTTAACTCCTTTAAATTTCATTTCAACTAAACATGGAAACAATCTTGTTTCTAATTCAAATATATTTCTAAGAGTATACTCTTTATTATTTTCAGGTTTTATGTATAATACTTCATCTAATTTTTTATCAAATAAATTCCATAATTTTAAAGTTAAGTCTACGTCTTGTTTTGCGTAGTCTTTTACTACAGTAGAAGGTAGCTTATGCATGTTAGACATAGGATCTTTTTGCATACCGTTGGACCAACTAAAAGTTTTTTCTTGCAAATCATATTTATATTTTTCTTCATCAAGAAAATCTTTTGATAATGCATCGAGTGAGTATTTAAATCTGTTTTCATCAATAACAGATGCCGCTACCATTGTATCTAATAGTTTGCCTTTTAACATCTTACCTGTCGTTGCTCTTAACCAACAAACATCATAGATTGCATTATGAAACACCTTTGCAATCTTATCGTTTTGTAAAAGTTTTGTATTCATTTGATCCCAAAACTCCTTTAATTCTTCTTCTGATTTATCATCGTCACTATGTTTTAATGAAAAATAAACTGTGTCTTTACCGGTAGCTACAGCTACCCCTGTAATAAAACCATCTTGTCTAATTGCACCTAAACCTTTTGTTTTAAGATTTGGATCGTAAGTTTCTATATCGATAGCTACTGTATCTACACCTTCTAAGTCTAGATCAATTGGATGTTTACACATTGTAATCCCTTTCTAATATCATTTCTAAATAGTGTATTGCTTTCTTAATATCTTCTTCTTTTCCTTTCATAGAATGCCTACAAATATACTTTATAGCGTTGCCTTCTGCAAATAAAAATTTATTTTCATTTATAAACTCTGCAGGTTGTATGCTAAATTTTTTGTAGTGATTCCCACCGTGCTGCTTGTCTAGTGATTTATAACCCATTCCTTTAAATATACTTTTGTCTGTCATAGTTCTAAAATATCCCTTCTGTGATTTTGTATTCCTGCTAAAGAAGATCTACTTGGAGAAGAACTTCCTATACTCCAGCAATCATTTTTACCTCTACTATAAGCAACGTAAGCTAATCTTACAGGTTCAAAACTACGAGGTTCTTGTCTGTAAATTGATAAATCAACTATCACATTGTCAAATGTTAAACCTTTTACTTTATGAATAGTATCATGTTTAACTCTTGGAGGTTTATCTGTGTCCATACGATTTATTAAAACTTTATTAATGTATGGTGTTTTTTCTATCAATTCTTTTTTAATTACAACTTGTGAAAACCTTTGAAATTGTTTTGCTTCTGGTTTAATAAAACCACTGTCTATTAATTCTTGAATGTTATAATCTTTGTTGATTAAAGATTTTAATGTATCTACTTCACCCTTGCCATGAGCTTTTACTGACTTACCTATTACAGACCAGTAATCTAATATCTGTTGTTTAGAAACAGAACCATTTAAAAAAGTTTTCCAAGTTTTAAAACAATTAAAATGTTTTCTAGAAACATGAGGGTTTCCTGATAATAAAGAATAGTCTATCCCGTTGTCTTGCAAAAATTGATTTATTCTTTTGTGAGTAGGATTGCCTCTGTAGGTAAATAAAAAAGTTTCATCTGTATTTAATATTTTATTAATTAAAATATCTTTAGCTTGACAGCTTTGTTCTAAACTAGGAATCCAATATGATTTTCCAACAACATCTGTTGGGGTCCAGGTTCTTTTTGCATAGTCACCATACTTTTCCCATACAGGTCTAATGATATTTTTACATACTTTGTTTATAGTCTGACTACACCTTAAACCTTCAGTAAGTTCATTTGCTTTTGCTTCTTTTGAGTTAGCTAACGCATAAAAAAATTCAGGATCAGAACCTGCGTATTCATGAATAGTTTGATCTGCATCACCTATAAATATAAATTCCTCAGCTTTTGTAGCTGCTTTTTGTAAAGCAAGTATCTGAGGTTTACTACAGTCTTGAGCTTCATCTACTATTAAAACATCTATGTCTTCTGGTATTTCTGCTTTAAATAAAAAATTATCTATCATATCTTCAAAAGATATTTTTTTATGCACACTTCTAAATGTGTTATATTTTTTTATTAATTTATATAACTGATCTTTGCTATAAGGATAATAACGAGAAGGTTCACACACAGCCCAATACTTATCAAAAGTTAAACCTTTACCATGTGAATGAGAACTATATTCATACACAGGGTGTTTTTCCCAATTATTTTTATTCCAAATTCTCATAGATTGGTTTTCATTACAAAATTTATCGTGTTCTTCTTTTTCATATTTTTGTAAAGGTAAATACTCTGCTTTAAAATAAGAATGTATAGTACAGATCTGATCTTCTAATCTTGTGTCAGGTACGTTTTGTATTTCTGGTAAACCTTTGACAGCTTTTCTAATTTCTTTTGAAGCTAGTACAGTGTGAGATAGAACAACTATTCTTTCCCAAGAGTATTTTTTTAACAGTTCAGCGTATTTATTTTTTAACCATCTATGAGTTTTACCGGTCCCTGGAGGACCCGGAATAAATTCTGGTGTCTTAAAACTATTCTCCATCTGTTACCTCTCCTGCTTCATCTCCTATCACTACGGATTCTCCTTCCCATATTATTTTTTTATTACTGGTTGTTTCTCCTTCTATTACCCAAGCTACACAAGACTTGCCTTCGTATTTACCACGATCTCTTTTAGCTTTTAAGATTGTTTGAATTTTATTAACAAGATCGACTCTTTCTAAAGTTATTCTATTCTTAAGTAATTCTTTTTCAAAGTTACTTAAATCAAATTCTATAGTAGATTTTTTTGAGTTATAATAAGGTAGTTTGTGGACAAACAATTGTTCTTTATCTGTGTATACACCTTTTATATCTAGATAATCTAAAAATATTCTTTTAAATTGTTCTCTATCTTCTGCTTCTTTTACATAATCTTTAGAGAATTTTCTTACATAGAATTTAGCCATCATCATTTCTTCAAACTCTTTTGCTTTCATTCTTGGTAGCCAGACTTTTGCTTGGCTCATAGCTAAGTCATAAAATAGTTTTGGATTCATAAGTGATGGTCCATCAATCCATATTTTTCTTTGAACCATCTCTTCTTTTTCTGGAACATTTAAATAAACATTGTATCTGTTTGCTCCGTACTCTTCTATAAAATCAATAGTATCTTGTGATACTTGAGTTGTTATGTTTTGAAAAAGTCCAATCCAATTAAATAAACCTTGAATATTTCTGTGACTGTATCCTGTAATCTCATGAATTTTGTTTACTCCAAACTTTCTATCTGTTGTTCTAGTTGTAGTTCCTTTTTTTGATCTTTCTTGAACATCATCGTTTGCAGCTTCTGCAATTCTAGAAACAAATAAATCTATTTGTTCGTCTGTCCAATCTGAATTCTTAACTAGTATTCCTGCAATTGCAGTGCAATACTCATCTCTACCTCCTGTAGTTGGATATATAATCGTTAACGCTGCAGACAAAGCAGCCTTACCTACATCTATAAGTAGATTCCCTTGATACTCTCTTATCTCTTCAAATTTTTCCCATCTTACATTTGTTTTTGATTTGCTGTGTAAAGATCCAGGGACTATTGTATATCTTTTTTTTTCAGTTCTTAACTCACATATCATAGAACCGTGTGGAAAATTTTTAAAATCTTTTTCAAACTCATCTGCTAATCTAAATTGTGTAAATGGAATTTTACTTTTATTTGACCAAAGATAATGACTAGTTGGATTACCATCTCTTCCAAAAATTGCACCACAATCTTTTACATAGAAATCTAAGAATTTTTTTACAAACTCATTATCAATATCTAAGTCAACATCGTTATCTAATCTTAAGGCTATCTCTGCTGTTTCGTGGTCCCTGTTCCATATATCTTTCTCTATTTTAAAATCTGGGTCGGTATATTTTTTAACCTTTGGTATACCCTTGAGACAGGGTATAATAACCCTTCCCAAATCTAACCAATCTATATAATTTATAGGTTCTTTATTCATTTATTATTTTTATTAAATTAAGAGCGGGCGGTATCCACTCTCGCTTCTCCGCCCATTCCTGCAGGAAATTATAAACTAAATTCTTTTTTAGCTTCTTTGGTTTCAGGTTTAGCTTGTACTTCACCTTTACTTACAGACGCTGCAAAAGCTTTAGCCATGTCATAGATTCCTCTATTTTCAACAGCACCAGCTTTTGACACATCCCAACCAAACCATGTTCCTTTGTCGTTAGACATTTGAACAGTAGATAGTTTATAAATGTGGCTGTATGTTGGCGGAGTAAACAAACCATTTTTACCTTGCATCTTGATACCCATCATCATTGAGTTCCATTTTCTACTCACTTTTAATTGAGTAGAATTCATAGAAATTAATGCATGTTCTACATTTTCTGGGCTCGCTCCAAGAGTTAGCACGAAGTGGTTTGCAGTATTTTCAAGATAATTACCGTTTGGTAATCTATCTTTATAGTCCTTACCTCTAGTTGTTTGACTAACAATATCGCTGTCTGCCTCATGTATTGCAACAGGTGCACCAGTGCTGGTACCTCTGTCTTGCCATTCAACATACTGTCTTTTATAAAAAACTGGTATGACATTTAAAGAGTCAAACAGTTCGTTAGTGACAGTATTTATTATTTTGCCGGGCTCTGCGCCTTCGACATACTTACCATCTCTTTTGTTTACCTCTGGAGATAGTTGTCCCAAAATTTTTAAAAATGGTAACGCAAGATCGTCTTGCGATATATTTTGAGTACCTTGTTGTGCATCTGCTTCCATATCAAATGTTGCTAATGCTCCATTCTTTTTTTCTGTTACTTGGTTCATGTTTATTTGTTCCTTTTTATTGTTGTCTTATTCTCTGAGAATACCCCAAAGATTTCCGTTGGCATTTCTTTACCCGCCTCAATACGCTCACGGACTAGCGCTTTCAGAGTCATGGGTTCTACCTTCATCTTTTGTGTCGGTTGAAACCCATTACTCTTTGCAAGTTCGGCATAATCGGCCGCCTTGTTATCTTCGTTACGACCAAACGATACGAGTATCTCGTTTTTGATTATATCGCCTAAGCCATTTTCACGAAGCCAGTTAAACGCCGTTTCTTTATTTGCTTCCGTTATGGTAGCTCGATACGTCGTCGAAACTTTTAAATGTGATCCGTCTTGCAGTTTAAGTTCTGCAAGTCCCATCTCACTCATCATAGTGGGTATTACCTCACCTGATATACGTTGGTATTCTTTTTTTAAATCTTTAATGTTAGTTTCACTTAACTCTATTCTTTTGTGCAACCCCTCTAACATTTCTACTTGATCTGCAAGAGACTGAATGTTTTCAGTTTTACTCATTGCATCTTGTTGGTCTTGTTCAAAGTTAATC